AAATTCTTTTTTAGGTATAAATTCTACATCTAAAAGACCATTGCCAGTAAGTTTATCTTTTTCCAAACCATTAACAAACAATACTTTATGTCCTATTCTTTGTAATCTTTCTGCTATTCCAAAACCATTACATTCAGGGGATAAAAACAATATTTTCATTTTGATACCTCTGGCATAAATAAATCACTTTTTTCTGGTAATGATTTTTGCAATACCTTTTTGACAAATCTATATGTTTCAATTGCTTTTATTTTTTTGCTCCAGTATGCTTTTTCGTAATCTGTTTGTGCTTTTTGGTAATTATTATATGCCCATTTTTTTAATATTTCTGGAGAGAGAAATAATTGATAGGTCATTCTCTTTAACCACCATTGTTGTTCATCGGGTGTTGCGTCTTTTATGGTCTCGTAAAACATATTATATTTTTGCTTAAATCGTTCTGTTAAAACATATTGGTTTGGTGGTAATGATTGATTTTCAAAATCAGTTAAAATTGTATTGTTTAGTGCGCTTTCTATTTTTCTTTTCTTTAAACTACTTTCTATTAAATCATCATATGTAATTTCTTTTCCATCTGGCAATTGTATTCTGTTTGCTGTGGGTAAAAAATCATAAATTCCTGGATTTAATACTTTTTCCATCAAAGTATTTACCGCTTCTTGTTTTGCTGAACCCTTGAGTGTTTCCGCCATATAGGTTGTTAACATCGGTGTAAAACAAGACGCAATAAACATAAGTTTGTCTTCCCATACCTCCATTGGTGTCATCATTTTTGTATCCGCCCTATAAATACTTTTTTGGGTAAATGGGTCAACACCAGTTGCTATTCCAACAATTAACCTGTCAAGTGGCATCAATTGTGTAATACCCCTAATTTCCTCTTCTCCCCAATGCCTTAAAAATCTTTGTTTTGCTTGTTGTAATGTAATTTTCCCAGATTTATATTGGTCGGCATAATCAAGCAAAATGGGAACAAATTTTGTGCCAATCAATTGGTCAAGAAAAAATTGTGGCATAAGTGCTTTTATTCTACCATCAGGATATATCTTTACAACAAAACCATTTTCTCTTATGAAATCTGGTAATTCGTAATATTTATCTTTTGTTTTGTGTTTATTCCACGCCATTTGAAGCACTTTATACGCAAATCCAGCACCTAATATCTGTAAGAAAAGTTTAGGTTTTTTTATTGATTTCCAAAAATGTAATGTGTTAACTAAATAAAACGGTGAAAAAGGTGCAACAAATGTTCTTATAAGTTTATTAAAAGTTCTACTAAACCTTGCATAATCTGTTAGAATTTCCCTGCCAATTTTACCCGCAATATCTCTTACGCTTGTCAATCCTTTTGTGGGAATATATGGAATTTGATCGGCAATTTCCATAATCCTACCCTTTATTAAACCTTCAGCATAAAGATAATATGCATTAACCAATCTCCAGAATGCTTCTCTTTTTGTCAATTTTTCAAGTTTGTTTAATTGTTTTAAAAACTCTGATGATGTATATCCTGCACCCAGAATGTCTTGTTCGTTAATAAATTGTGCAAGTCCTTTCTCTATTTCTGTGTATTGTTTTGGATTTTTAAAAACAAACTTTACCGTTTTACCAACATAATTTAACATTGTAAATGGTTCTGGATGAAATGCTATAATTTTGTATGTATCTCCACAAAAATTATTAACATTAAAACCAATATAATGAGATAATATGGCAGTAGATTTCCATAGTTTTGATGTATAATCTAAAATATATCCCATTGGTTCTAATATACCCAAATTGTCTTTTAAATGATTGAATGTATAAGCAACATTTTCTGGAACTAAATATGTTCTTTTATATCTACCAAGTGCTACTTCTCCTGTTTCTGTTGTGTATAATTGTCTTGTATACCATTCTGGAGAATATGCAACATATGTTTTACCGTTTATATTATATTTGTGTCCTGGTTTACCGTATGGTTTAACCCTTCCAAGTTTGTCTTCTCCAAATAATTTTCTTTTTAATTCATCGTCTAAACTTGGCGTTATATCCCATTTTGTTAATTCCCCTTCTAACCATTTGTGGTATTTGATTACCCAATCTGTTTCGGCAAAATATGTAATTAACACCTCTTTTGTTTTTCTTATTTCTTTTGGTGAACCAACCGCTTTTTTAGTAAAAAATGGTCTTACATATTTTCCCCGTGATGGTAAACCTAAACTTGTTCTTATGTAATTTGCATAATCTTCTACAATATGTGGTGCATAAAATCCGTGTATTGCATCTTCTGGCAAAAGACCAACCTCCACTAATTTTTGTCCCATTGTTTGGGTAATTTTCTTATATACATCTAATGCTTTTAATGTATCTAAATCTGCTTCTTTTAATAAATCATTAGCAAGTTTTTCTGCTTGTTCTAATGTAATTGTGGGATTTCCTATTCCAAGTTTTTGTCTTTCTACTTCATCTAATGCATAAACAATGTTTATAAATAAATTTTCTTGTCTATCATTTAAATTACCTTTAATTGTATTGTATAGTTTTATTCCATTGTTGATATTTTCTTTTAATTGTCCATATATTTTTCTTATGCTTTCTTGTAAATCTGGTGGTGCTTTTGGATAATATCTTAATGTATCTGTTGCTTTTTTTATGTTTTGCCAAAATTCCTTAAATTTTGCCTCTATGTCTGGAATGGTTATTTTTATTCCACCAAATTGTTTTTCTCGTTGTTCTGCATCATACGCTCTTTTGGCTTCCTCTTCTGATATACCATACTCTTCCATTAAATACCCATATGGATGTTCCAAATTCCACTTTTCTATATCTGATATTACTTGGTGATATTGTTTTTTAATGGCTTGTTTTTCTTTGCCTTTGGCTACCTGTAATCGCTCATATAAATCTCGCTGATACTTACTTACAGGATTTTCTACTCCTACTGGAAGTGGATGTCCTTTGGCTTTTAAATAATCCTCAAGTGTTTTATATTGTTTTGGGTCTATTTCTTTGGGTGGTTCGGTTGCTTTTGGTGGCTCAATTTTGCCCTTTTTAGCCACTTTTTCAGGTGGGGTAGGTATTTCACCCTTACCCGCTTCTTTTTCAGGGGTTATTTTTTGTTCTGGGGGGATTTCTGGGAATATTTCTTTGGGTTTTGTTTCTGGTGGTTTTATCTCTGGTTTAACTTCTTCAGTAATTGTTTTCCAAAGATTAGTAAAGGCGGGTTCTTTTTTAAGAATTTCATCGTAGATTTCAACAAGTTCTGGTGCTTCTTTAAGCATAGATGCTCTATTTGTTATATATTTTGCAAATCCTTCAGCAAAAAGTTCTATATCTTGCGTAATGTAGTTTTTAACTTTTTCTAACCATTGCTCATATTTTCTTTTTGTATCTTTTAAAATTTCTGGGGGAACACTTTTATCGTTTGCCATTTCTTCTAAACTATTGTAAACCTTTTTTGTTCCCACAATTCTAAATTGTAATTCAGGTAATTTTCGGTCTTTTAAGATATAATCTTTGTATTTTTTAAGAACCTCATAGTTGGGAGTAGAATACTTACCCCATTGAAGTTGTGATGTCATTTGTCCTCTACCACCATGAAATCTTGCTTGGTCAAAATAATGTCCAATTTCGTGCCATATGTAAAATTGAGTTTCTGGAGAATTAATATCAAGTGTTTCTGGAATTTTTAATATAGATTTGCCAGTTTTAGGGTCTCTTGATAAGATAACATCAACTCCTGTGCGTGATTTTGTTCTTTTTGTTTCTATCCCCAATTTTTTTGCAAACTCTTCTGCACGAGGAAGTTTTTCCGCCAATGGTTCAAGTTCTGATGGGGTTTCTGGCTTTGTTTCAGGTTTAACTTCTGGTGTCTTTTCAGGTGTTAATTGTGGTTTTACTTGTGGTTGTATTACTTTTTCAGTTTCTGGTGGTTCAACCGCAATTGGTGGCTTTACCTCTTCTGGTGGTGGTGTTGTTATTGGCTTTTCCTTTATTTCTGGTTTGTGTTCTGGTAATTCTTTTTGTGTTGTTAGCCCTATTTCTTTTGTTATTTGTTCGGGAATATTATCTGCTTCCCATCGTGCTTTTACCCTTTGCCACCACCCTTTCCCCCAGGGTGTGTTTAAAATGCTATCAAGTTTTACTACAAAAGGTTTCGGTGTTTTTACTGGAATAACCGTTTCCCCCTTTTCAAACAATTCTTTAACTACTTTTGCCCTATCATCTTTACCTAATTTTTTATACCAATCTGGGGCTTCTTTTATTCCCGCTTCTATTTCTTTTACGGTTTCTTTTGTCAATCGTTCAAGTGTTGTATTGAATAAAACTTTGCTTATTATTGGTGCTGTTGCGGTTTTTACTGCTTGTCCCATTACTTTCAGGGATTTGGGATGCCAGAATGGGTTTAATAATATATCGGCAGATTGTCCAAGTAATTCTGTTCCAAGTGTTGTAAAAAATGCTTGTTTAGGTGTCATTTCCCCTGGATCAATATACACTTCCTCTAAATATTGTGATGGTGTGGTTAATTGACCCTTTTTAACCTTTTCTATTGTTCTTGTTAATGCCTCTTTTACTGGATGTGGTGTTATAGGGCTTTCATATAATTCTTTAGCAAATGTTGATATTTCTGATGGTAATCTAAAAGTAAGACCTAATGCTACTTGTGGAACTTTTTTATATTCCCCAAGCAATTCTTTACTTGTTTGTTTTAGTGCGGATGGTAATTGTTTAATCGTTTCTTTTGCCACTGTTGTTGGTTGAGAAATTTTTTGAATAAGAAATTGTCTTACTTTACCTTTTTCTTCTGGTGGTAATTGTCTAAAATCTGGGTCAAGTTGTATTACATAATTTAATACCTGTGCTTTATCTTGATTGGATAGTTTTTTAAAATCATCATCTTCCCAAATATCTTTAATATTCATTTTAGCAATCCCCATTTTCTCAAAACATCTTGAGCATCTTTACTTGTAGGAATTGGTGGTTGTTGATTAGATTGTGGAATTTGACTTCCCTTGTTCTGTATTTGTGGTATATTGATTACTTGTGGTTGTTTTCCACTCCCTATGGATGGCAGGTTATACGCCTGGGGTTCAATACCATAAATATCTCCAATCAATTGGTTCATTAAATTATTGCTTTTAACAGAAACTGTCCATTCCCCCTTATTGCGAGTTGGAATTGCAATTGCTGTATATCCTGGATGTTTTTCGTTAATCTCTTGTGCTATGGCTTCTGCCTCTTCTTTTGTGTACCCAGTTTTTTTGTTCCCAGTTATTTTGTAAACCTTTATATCATATCCACCAGTTCTTGGGTCTGGGTCTGGAACAAAATCGTAATTTGGATACAGTTTTTTTAGTTTATTTGCCGATACAATTGCATCTTCTTGTGTTGGAAACATTGTTGGTTGTTTCTTTAAACTATAAGCCCATTTTATTGCAGTTAAAACATCTTTTAATGCATCAGTATTGGGAACATGTTTAAATAAAATGGAAATTGTTAAAAATGGGTCTTCTAATACATCTTCAACTTTCATATTTCTATCCCTTGCCTCTTTTTCCAAAATTTCGCCAATATTTATTTGTGGATTAACAGATTGTAAAGACATTTCCCCAGTGTCGGCATCCGCCCTTACAATCACACCATCACCAGCATTCATAAATACCCATTTTTTCTTTGCTAAATCTTTAACTGGTAATATTTCCCCTGTTCTGGGAAAATATAATACTTTTTCTCCTTCAATCTCTTTTACTTGCGGTTCATATTGTTTGAGTTCCCATTCTTTTAGTTGTTTTTGTTTTTCAAGTTCTTTTTCACTTGACATATCTTTTAAGACACTCTCTACTTTTGTTCTCCTTAAATCTTCTCTTGCCTTTATTAAAGAATTTATTGCATTGGTGTCAATTTTGGGTTCTGTTGCTATTGCGGTCATTTGCATAATTGATTGCTGTTTGTCTGGAGACATCATCCTGAATGCTGGGTTTCTTGTTAATTCTAACAATGCTTTTGTTTGAGTGTCTTTTTGTTTTTGATATGCCAACATTATATCATTTATTTGTTTATTTATTTGCTCTTCTTGTGTGCTAAGATACGCCATTGCATCAACGGGTGTTTGCGGTGTTGTCGGAATTGGTGCTGGTGTTTCTGTTGTTGTTGGTGTGGGTAATGGTATCGTTGTTTCTGGTTGCTGTGATTGTTTTATAATATTTTCCATTTGTGGAACTTGTGGAATTTTGCTCTCTGGTGTTGTTTGTGGTAATTGATATGGCTGTGATATTTGTTTTAATATATTATCTATCATTTGTTGGTATTGTTTATCAAGTAAATAATCTTTATATGATGTTGCTAAACTTGCTAATGCGGATGCTATTGGATTTGGCATATTTACCTCCATTTATTAACCAAAATATGTTGCTGTTGGTATTTCAAAAGAACTTCCAGACATAAGTGTTCCTGTTGGTGCTTGTGTTCTTTGTGTTGTTAATATCTTAAAAATATCCCCTAAAGAACTACCTAATTGTGCCCATTCTTGTCCTGCGGTCTGTCCAAATTGTGCCAACAAATTGGCTCTTGCCAGTCCTGGCTGAAGTACGTTTCCCATATAAGAAAGTCCAAGTTCAGCAATCGGAGAAGTCCATCCTTGCCTGATTTGTTCTAATTGTAATGCTGGTGCTAATGCCCCCCAAGTTGTTTGTGTCATACCCTGTAATCCTGCAAGATAATTCTGTAATGCCGCCTGTTGTTTTGCAAGGTTGTTTAAATAATTTTGCATTGTATATTCTGTTACTGCCTGTTGCTCTAATCCCTGTCCATATCCAGTTGTATTTATTCCCCTTTGTGTTAATCCGCTTCTTGTGTTTTCAAGTAATTTACCTAAATAATACTGATATGTTGGGTCTGTTTCTGGTTTAAATGCCCCAGATAACATTTGGTTTAAGTATTGCCTATAATCAGTTGATGGTAATGCATATGGTGTTAATTGATTAAGAATACTTTGATAATACGACCAATCTGGCTGTTGTAGTTGCGCTTGTTGTCTTATTATATCAGAAACAATGTCATCTATACTTTTATAACTTTTTGGTTGCGGGATACTTTGAAGTGCCTTTTTTTGTGCTTTTGCTTGTTCTTGTGCTGCTGCATATACTCCGCCCGCTGTTATTACCGCTCCAATTACTGGTGCTGCAGCCCCCATATTACACCTCCATTAAATTGCGTTCCAAAACAATAAATTTAGGTTCAAATTTCAACAATTTTCTTTTTCTTAACCAGGTTTTTTTATCATATTTATCGTAAATCCACGCTTTATCAAAACCCCTATTTTTCCCCCAAGATATTGCCAATTCTATCAATTGCTTACCAATATTTTTATACCTGTATTGTGGGAAAACGTAAATATGGTTTACTATTCCAACTTTTTCTCCTTCTAAAGTAAATAATGGCATAGCAGTTAAAAATCCCCTTATTTTTTTACCTTCTACTGCAAGTAAATATAAATAATCAGGATTTTTATAAGTATTAAAAACAAACTTGATATAATTGTCTAAAAAAACACTTGAAATGTCTTTGTGTTCTGTTTCCTCATAAAACCTTTTGTATGCCTCTAAATATCGTATTACCAAATCATCTGTTAATATTGTGAATTTCATATTTATATTTTAATATTTCCAATATTTTTGGCAATACCATAAGACGGAATACCCCGTATTTTTCTTCTTCGTCTTTTTTTGCCTTGCATTAAACCAATATTAGGTATGTTAATTTTCACACCCTTTTTTCTTGCCATTTTATTCTCCTTTGTTAAAATTTTTTATTTCTTATTTTCTTGGGTATTCTTGCTCCAGATTTTCTGGCTTTTTGTAATGCTATTGCTACCGCTATTTTCTGTGCGTGTGCCTTATTTTTGGGCTTTACATTACCAATTTTACCCTTTCCCTCATATGTGTGTATTAATTCCCGTATGTTTTCTGATACTACTTTTTTGCTTTTACCCCTTTTTAATGGCATAATTACCCCCTTATTTTAATTTGTTTTCTAACTTTAATATTCTGTTTTCAAGGTCGGAAACTCTTTGTTCTAATGCTTCCCGTTTTGAAATCTCCTCTTTTAATGCTGAATGCAAATATCCAATCCAACCCAAAAGGTCTATTCCTTGAACATTACCATTTTCATCAACAACAAGTATCTCTTGTGGCACTTCTGGGTCGTCAATCATTATTCCTATTCTTTCGGTAGTATATTTGGGTAATTTTGATTTTCTATCAATAAGTTCTTGTTTCTTTTGCTCAAACTTATTAACAACCACAGAAATGTCATCCTTAAGTTTTTCTTTAAGTTGATGGTTTTTATCAAAGAATTCTTTTGTTATTATCATTTTGTTTGGAATATTTATCCCCGTTTCACTCTGTGTGTCTGGTTTTAATTCCACCTCAATTGCAACTTCATTATCAGAAACTAATGGTTTTTTCTTCCATTTATAAATTGGTATTGACTTAAATTTATCTAATACTGATATGTTTTGAGAAACAATATCTTTATGTTCTCTATCACAAGGATATGTTGTCCAACTGTCAGCAATGGGGTCAGTTGTAGAATTCTGTTGAACTGTTAAAATATTGGGAACAGATGATACACCGATACCAACATTCCCCTTAAGGTATGTTTGGGTTATCGCATCGTTTCCTAACACAACAGTATTGCTCCCCTGTCCTACAGCATTATATCCAATCACTATTTCATTAGTATCACCATTATTTAAAGATTTTGTATTAGTCCCAACAAAAACAGATTGTGTGGTTGTTTGGTTTGGATTACTGGTAGAGGTATATGTCCCCGCATCACGTCCAATAGCGGTATTACTAACCCCAGTTGTATTTGAATATAAGGAATGGTATCCAACAGCCGTATTATTATCACCAGTTGAATAGAATAGTGATTGAAAACCAATAGCAATATTTGCACTTGATGTTGTGTTTGAATACAACGCCTTCAATCCAATGGCAATATTATTAGCACCAGAAGTATTTGAATATAAGGGTTGTTGTCCTATTGCAATATTATTGCTTCCAATACTAACAGATTTTAATGCTTGATACCCAACCGCTGTATTGCCAGTCCCCGAACTACTAACCCCAGATTGATATCCCAAAAAGGTGGCGTAACCAGCATCGTCAAAATAGATATAATTATTAACTTTTAATTCACCGTTTATTGTTAATTGTGCAAGGGAACTATCCCAAGTTAACCTATCATCCCCAGTAAAAACTCCATTGTAATTAAATTGAACCGTATTATTATTACCGCCTGGAGTTCCACCACTTACTACAGTATCCCATATAAGCGTAGAACCATCTGTTTTGAGATATTTTCCGCTATTGCCAGAGACCGTAGGTAGGGTAAGAACTTCATTTGTTTTTAGTATTTTTGCGGAATTACTAATTTTTGTTTCTGTAATTGTCCAATCAGCAATATCAGATGATTGAATTGGATAATTACCTGGATATGAATTTATCAACGAGATTTTCCAATCAACATATTTTTTGTTTGGTATTTGACTATCACTAATAAATAAACTTGTATCATTGGTAATAAAATCTGAATACTTCCAAATGTCGTATAGTGTTTTCACTCCACCTAACATATCACTTAAGTTTTCTCCACTTATTCTTCCATTAAATTCATTATAAATTGTATCAAAATTAGCGTTTATTTGGGAACTTTTAATTGTTCGACCAGGTGAAAAAGTGTAAGGTTTTTGTATTATATATGCAAAAAGTAAACTTATCCCAAAAACAGATGAACAAAAGAACAATATTCCAGTTTTTTTCATAATATCCTCCCTGTTGAAACAAATGCTATTACTCCATCGTTAAATAATACACAAGTATTACTGTTTTCCGTTATTCTAAAATAAACTATTTTCCCTCGTGCAGTAGTATCAAAATATCCTTTTGCTAACCACCATTCATATTTTAACACATCAAATTTACTTACATCAAATATAGCACTATCATATTTGGGAATAGTTCCAGGTATTGTAATATTTATTGGGTTCATATTATTGTTCCTTTTTCGGTATAAGTTTCAACATTTATCGTTGTATTGTCTAAACTTGCAACCCTGAAAGCAAACCTCTTAAAAAGTTTATCAACATATTCATTACCACAAGAGTAATATTTAGTCAATAATTCTACCTGAATGTTTTGTAAATTATCCATAAAATATAATTCTGAAGCGTCAGCAAACACATATACTATACCATTTTTAGCACCATAAAGTTTATTACTTGCCACACAATAACAATCAAAGTCAAGGGTATGTTCTCCATACCATCCAGATGTTTCCCTGTTTTTCATACTTGCCCATAATTCAACCCTTTGGCTATCAGAGTTGGTATAACTCAATCGTAAGAAATCACCATAAAAAGTTAAATGGTTTTTCTTGATAGCGTTTGTGCTTGTATCTCTTGCTCTGGTTCCCAAAACACCACTTAATATTGGACTTATTAAATCCCCAATTGAAACAACATTTAAAGACACATCTAACACATAAACATTATCATTTGAAACAAAAACTAAACCAAACGGACAATTAGTAATTAAATTTTGTCCTTCAACTGTTTTTCCATCAAAAATTTTGGAAACATATTCTAATGCTGTTCCAAAGGCAACAATATAACCACAGTTTTCGCAACCAACAAAAAGAAAATTAGCTATATCCTGCGTTAATACATTTCTTGTTATTACCTCTATCCCTGTTATTTTATTGGCAGTAGATAGGTTTATTACATTACTGGCTTCAAATTGATTAAAAATCAGGTTTTTTGAGAAATATAAATTATAATCATCCGCTACCCATAACCTATCTTTAAAAAACTTTAAGTATTTACCCTTTGGAACATTTAGGGCATTATAAGTATTTTTTAATAAAACACAATATGGAATAGTAGTATTATTGCTTGGTGATTGTTCTGTGCCGTGTTGCGGATTTTCATCGTTGTAATAATAATTGGTTGTTTCGCCTATCAAATAACTATTTCTATAAATTTTATAACTATTTGCACCTTCAATACCCTCAAATTCAACCAGAACCCCTGTTGTTGTATCTGATGTCGGTAATGGTATAACTGATGGAAATGTGCCTGTATCATAATAAAAAGTTGTGTCAGGATTATAAATTGTAGTCAGAAGATAAAAACCTGGTTCAGGGTATCCATAACCCCCCGTTGCAATGTATTCATAAATATTGTATCCCTTAACTAAAGGAGATGGTTTTTCCCAAGTAATTTTTATTCCTCGTATATTATCTTCTCCTACTCCTGGTGGTGAAATATCTTGTGTTTCCCTATTATCATAAGTGTCCGTCCAGGTAGTGGCATTAGACGGCAAAACTTTTATCAATTTATCATTACAATAAACCCTGATATAATCTATTTCGCTTTGTGAAGAATATGGTTGTTGAATGTCTATTCTTACACCTGATGTATTATTTGAAAGGGTAATCTGTTGCGAATGAGAACCTGTTTCTGCAAAATCAGAAAGATTTTCTACCCTTTTTATCCCTGTTAGTTTGTATGTATAAGTTCCTGCTGGAATTGATCCGCCATTAGCCACTGCGGTTAAAGTAAAATTGGGTGCATATAAAACATATACATTATAAGCATATTCTTGACTTGGTAAACTTTCACCACCACCTTGTATAATAGAGGTAATTTTATACCTATGCATTCCTGGCCAACAATGCCCATAACATCTTGCCTGGCTATAGGGATTAGGTAAAGCATTTGTTATTTGTGGTGGTGGAACTTTTTGTATTGTAATAGATGCTGCTGGTGAAGCAATTGTTCTATAACCATTTCCGTTTACCCCGCAATACAGATAATTATAAGTGCCTTCTGGTAGTGTTCCTTTTGATTGTGTTAAAGTAGGTTTATTTGATGGGTTATCTAATTTAAGACCTATAACCCTGATTTGACCCAATCCATCTATAAGATAAAATTTATTATTAAATCGTTCAATATTATAATTTCCATCAACTTGTCCCAAATCATCCCAAGGGGGCTGTTGACCAAACCAATAACCATTATATTCTACAAAAACCCTATCATTACCTTGACCTTGCGGGTATTTAACAATTACTATCCAGGTGTTTACATCGGGATAGTATTTAAAACACAACACTTTCTCTATATTTGGAAATGGTTCCAAAATGGAACGAACATAGCGATAGCCATCTCTTTTCCTCAAAACACCTTGAACAAATGGTATTAAATTTTGTGTTTTTAAACAGGCAGATAAATTCCCCTTTGTTGGCGGATTTAAGACATCTATACCGTTATTAAAATCGGGTATTTGATAGTATTCCATTTATGTTATGCCTCTTATTTTATAATCTAAATCTGTAATATCTCCTTCTTGGATACGCATATTTTGACAATTGTATTCTTCCCGAACCATCCAAATCAGGAGATACTCTTTTGTGTTCTACTAACATTTTTTCAAGTTTTAATTCTTCTGCCGTGCTATCTAATCTATCATATTGTAAAACATAAATATATGATACCTGTTGTATTATTTTATCACTAAAAAAGACACTACTGTTCTCGTCTAAATTCTGATACTTTGAAAAATAATTCATAGTAAAACCTAAACTTCTATCTGGTATTGGTGAAAAATATAAGTTGTTTTCAAAAACAGAAACATATTTTGGCAATCCTCTCTGTGATTTAAACAGAATAAATTCTCTATCATCAATATCATTTACTTCAATTGGATAAGTCATATTTTGATAAACACAATAAGCATTAAGTATTTTATTATAATCATCAGGAAGTAAAATATTAGATTGTCCTTCAATAAGTTGAATAGAATAACTTTTTCTTAATTCCTGCCAATTATAAATTTTTGTTTGGTCTTCTATCCAGGATATAACATTTTTCACAACATTGTTATAAATATCGGTATTTCCAGAAGCATTTGCTTTTTCTAAAACTATGTCAATGTTTTCTTTAATGGTCATATTAACCCCTTATTACACCAATACTAACCTCTGGATGTTTTTCTGACGATTTTACTTTTTCTCGTTCCCAATTTATTTTTTCATCAAGATATTTAAGATATGCAATTAAATCAGGACTACCAACTACTTCACCCTGATAAACCTCACCATTGATTGTAATAACATTTTGCAGGATACATTTCTCTTTTTTAAAATTCTTTTTTTTCATTTATCCTCCCCGTAGGGATGGGGAGAGGGGACAAAGCCCCCCCTCCCCCATTATACAGATTAGTATGCAGAGGCGCTCTCAATTTTCGCAATAAAATCCTGATTGAGTATTATTGTTTTGAAAAACGCCTTCCATCCTGTTTTCCTTCTCTGTGCAAGTGGGTCGCTATCTGTTGCCTGTGCTGGAGTAATATACCTTTCAACAGCAGATAGGTCGGTTATACCATATGCACCTTTACCAATAATAAATGTGTTGTGAACTGTAACCCCACTTGCTGGAGCAACTGGTGCTAAATCTCCAGATGCGTTTAGTGATGTAATAACAACATTTGAACCTGCTGCATTTGCAGATGAAACTAATCTCTTTGCCGCTGAAGATGTTCCTACATAAACATCATAGATGTAGTTTGTATCAGACGGCATTGTTGCTGTTATTTTACCAGCACCATTACCCCCAGAAATTGTTACACTTTTATCCTGTGAAATGGTTTCTTCAAAGCCAGTGAGGATATTTCTTCCTACCACTGAAACATAGTAAGTTCCATCAGCAAGGTTTCCACCACTTGTTGCACCAGTGGCTGTTATGGCGGCAATACCTATATATTTCTGAACAAAGTTGCTTCTAACCCATCTTACACCCATCCACATTCCTATTTCACCCGCAAACAACGCCTTAATATTTGAGTATTGTGCTGCAGGCAGGAATGTGCTATCGCCCACAATATCCATTTCTACTGATGGGTCAACCACTCCACCATAATATTCACCATCAATTGGCTCGGCTCCCTTATTTCTCAAGAACGCCACTGCTTTTTTGATGGTATTGGTAGAAAGAATATCACTTGCTCCAATACCACTTCTGGCAGTTATACTACCAGGATAGAAAACATTAGCAACTGCCTGTAAAACCCTCTGGATTTCTCTATCCCTTGTTTCAGAATAAGCCATAGCCAATCTTTCCTGTGAAACCCTTAAAACAGGATGGTAGAGGGTTAATTCAGCAACATCAGTAAGAGTAACATATTGCCCCCATTGCTCCGCAACACCTGTTACCTGACTAATACTCATAGATGAACCATCAGGCGTTGTTCCTTCTGTAAGCGGAGTTGTCGGCAGTGCCAACCTTTCATATCTTACTGCTCTCCATACCTTACCTGAACCTTTTTCAAACTCAAGTTTGTCTGCAAAGTTTTCAAATCTTAAATTCCTTTGTGCCAATCTCAACAAATCTTTCGCTAAAAACTCCCTTATGTCATAGGAAAGAGTTGTTGCGGTGTTAAGATTTTCATTAGCCATTTTTACTTATCCCCCAAATTAAAACTTAATATCCTTTAATTTTTCTGCCATCTCATCAATGGTTTCTGGTTTCTTTATGGGGACTTTTGTAGAACGGGTTTCAGGTAGTGGTTCTTGTTTACTCTTTTTAACTGGCACTTTTTGTGTCCCAGAAGATGATGGTTTTGTTAAAACCTCTTTGGCTTTTAGCAACGCATATACTTCCTGTCTGCTTCTGTTCTCTCCACGCCTTCTCATATCAGCAAGCGTTTCTTCAACCCTATCTGCATATTTATCGTAATCTGAATATGTTTGCCTTGCCACGAGTTTATCCAATTGGTCATATGTTGTTGCTAAAGCCATTTTGAGTGTTTTAACTTCATTTTTTAATGCCTTGACTGTTGGGTCAAGAAATTCCTCTTCCTCATCTTGGTTGGGCTGTTGTTGCTGTGCTTGTAGTGCCTTTAATGTTTCCTCGTAAATCCTGACCCGTTCTGCCAATTCCCTTATTCTGTCCTCTGCCCTTGAATAAGATGGCTTTTGTTGTTCCTGCTCCCGTTCAGGAACTTCCTCGTTTTCTTCGGGAGTTCCTTCTTCGCCAGTGGACGGACTGGCAACTTCTTCATTTTCGTCCATAATTTCTTTTCTTTCATCTTCCATTTTATCCCTCCTTTGAGGTAGTTTTACGAGATACCTCTAACTCGTATTGTTTCTTTGCTACTTGCAAATTGTGTTCATAAATCGTTTTTAATTTCATTGGCAAATCTATTATACCCTTTAATGCTTTAATCTCTGCTTGTATACTTAATATTGTGCTATATTCTTTTTCGTTTGTCAACTTTTCATATAAAATTTGTATTGCTTCATTTACATATTTTTTAATCTCATCTAACGGATTATTGTATAAATTTCTTAACCTTTCTTCCCAGTATTCTATACTATTGTTGTTCATTTTTATTTCCCTCGTTTTGTTGTTGTGGCTGTTGCATACCAGCCATCATTTGTTGTGCCATCATTTGCTGTTGCGCCATTACTTTCTGTTGCATTTGTCTTATATGTTTTCTTATGTGTTCTACAAATAGGTTAAATATCGTAGGATGTGTATCCTGAAATTCAACTGATTTAGCATTGTGTAATCCTATGTGTGTTTGGTCATTATCTTCTGGATTAACATCAACCTCTTTACCTAAAGACATTAGTTCATTTTCTTCTTGCGGGTCTCTTGGAATTTGTTTTTCTGGTTTAATTATAATATCATCAATATTTGTATTCCCCAGACATCTCCACGCTTCCCTAATAATAAGTTCAAAGTTAATAGCGTTTTGTGGCATTGCTTGTGCTACCTGTCCAAGCATTTGCAATAAATTTATCAATTGTTGACTTTTAACCACCAGGTTCGTTGATTGAATTGTCCCTATCCACCTGAAACCATATTCTGCTTCTAATACTTGTTTTGCGTTATCCTTAATGTTTAATTGGTATGCCAGATGTCCTAAAATCTTTTTAAGTTTTATTTCAGGCAAAAACAGTTTGTCAAGTAAAAAAGATTTTTGTAATAACGGAGTAAGCATTTGTGTTTCTATATCTGTTATAGCAGATGCAATAAAAGTGCTCATCATTTGAGAATGCATGGCAACTTCTGTTGCTGTTGTTCTTTTTGTTGTCATTGGCATAAATCCACCAATATTTGCATACTCTTCACACAATAACTTTAAAGCATTAAATGTTGCCAATCCTTCACCAAGTAATGATGGTGGTCTATCAAAAACGACAGCATCAGGTTCACATTGCCACATTGCTCCTGGTGCTAATACAATACTCTGTAAGTTTTGAATTCTTGCTGGGTCAACTTTAACAATCGGGTTTTGTGTCAATACGGCATTATCAAGCATCAGGTTTGCGTAATCATTTATAAGATATTGTAAATGTTGAACTTGTGAATATATTGAGTGCCCATAAAAAGAGTTTGGAATTCTTATAAATGGCATTGATAAATATGGTCTAAAATATTCCGCCTCACCTTCTGAATTTGTTTCATAAAAAGGAGATGGTGTTATTTGTATAATTCTTTTTTCTCCAGTCGTAAAAGAAACAATATAATCTTCCTCTTTATCGTTATTATCAAACTGATGTTTTATAAAACATTCTATTATTTCATAATATGGAACTTCTTTATACTGTTTAAGATATGTTTCGTTTGTTAAGTTTTCTTTTACATCAGAACTACTTATTTCAGAAATTCCATCAATGTTAATATATTTTTTAATTTTTGCCATTCTTTCAAGTTCATATTTATCTACAATTTTTCTGTGGAATATTATAAGTGCCTCATCTATTGTTTCAGCCGTTGATGGATAAACATAAAAATCATCTCTTAAATCTATTACTTTTAATTTTATACAATCTTTTTCAAAATATAATTTCATTACAGCAGTGCCTTTAATTATCAATTCCCTTAAAAATGTTTTAAGATAAACAGGAACTTTCATTTCTTCAAAAAATTGGTATTGTAAAAGTTTTTTTACTGCTTCAGCATATTTATCAGGAGTGCCTGGCATAGGATAAATTACAAAATTATCTCCATATGGGAACAGTTTATTGCTGATATCGTTTATTGCGTCTTCTGTTTTCTTTCTTACTATTGGAATATAAACTTCTGAAATAATGGGTTCATACTTATAAATATCCCTTCTGGCTCTCCATATGTTTTCCCACCTATCCCACTCTTTGTTCAACCAATCCCTTTCTACCTTTAAGTCATTATAAATATCAATCAAAAATTGCAATTCTCTTGCTTTTCTTTCATTATTTGCAAAGTTTATTATTTCTGCCATTTTATCCTCTTGTTATTTTAAACTTTTTAATACTTCTGGGTCAGGCAATGTTTCAATAAATTGTTCATATGCTTTTACTGGAATATAAATTGGGTTTTTTCTAAAAATAGTTTTTTGTCCAAAATATGAATATCTCCTGATTTCAAGACAATCCCCTTTATCGCTAAATACTTTTGATATAACTATACCACCATATATTGAGGTATCAAACTTTCCGATATCTATTCTTTTTTGTATCGCCATTTTGTGTTATGTTGTTTGTAGCCATTTTATGTTATTTATAACCATATTTTTATAATAATACTTTTATTCATAAATGTAAATAGAGTTTGTATTTTTTGATACAACCTTTGGAATTGCACTTGTAAAATTCTCATACTTTAGATTTAAACTACACAACCATCCAATACAACTTAAAATGTGGTCATTTTTGTCTTCTGGAATTCCTGATTTTTTATATGAATAAACACCAAATTCTGTTAAAGTGTTTTTTAAATTCCTGAAAATAAATAATCTGTTGCTTCTTAACATTGTTTTAACAGAATTTATCATTGTCATTTTTTCTATTATTGGGGCTTTAAATAATGGTTTAATTCCAGCATCTACATATGCCCTGTAATCCGTAATGTGTGTTTGAGAACCCCTTCTATCACTTGATGGGTCAATATAAGTGCGTAATATTTTCTCGTTTCCTGTTAAAAGAATAATATTTTTTGCATTTTCATCTATTGTTTTATCTGTTTCATAATATTCTCTATAAACAAAATATCTATCATTTTTATCAATTGCCACCCATATACAGGCAGTAGGGTCTTTTATTCCAACATCAATAAACCTTAATCTTATACAGTCATCCTGTATATGAAACGGCATTACACAATGTTTTGTTATTGAAAATTCTTTATAAACAAGTCCTTCAAAAAACAAAAAGTTTCCATATAATCTGGCTTGTAATTCTTCTGGAGAATATAATGTTTTTAATCTTTCAATTTCCCCTTGTGGTAAGTTAATAGAGTTTTCATATGTTGAACCTTTAAATATTTCTAATTCTGGGTCAGCAAATTGTCTTAAATATATTTTCTCATACATCCAGGATGAATATAGAGGTGTTATTGTTATCCACAAATCACCTTTTTTATCAAGTGTCCTCATTAGTATTTCTCTAAAAATTTCTTCTGGAACATCTTCATCTATTGCGGCATATCTTATGCTTGCTCCTGTAAACTTCTCTACTCCACTATCTGTTGATTTAAAATATATCATAGAACCATTTTTTACTTCTAATATCTGCTCTCTTTTATAAAACTTTTTAACTTGATTTCCTAAAAAATGCTTAATATATGGTATCATCACTACTTGCGCCACTCTGCTATCTGGACTTACTACCCAACCATCATTCGGCGTCTCAATTTTTTTGTCTTCTCTTAACCCTAATGCAAATCTAACTACTTCATAAGAACTTACTTTGCTTTTACCAGACCTATTACCAGCAAATACTACTCTAAACCTCTTTTGTGAATTTAAAAAATCTTCTTGAAATCCTTTATTGGGTTTAAATAATAAATAAGGATATTCTTGATATCCCCTATTTAAGTTTATTAAAACATTGCTTAATTCATTCATTTTAACACACTATCTATTATTTCTTTTAACCTTTTTGCTAACTCTTTATTGCCCATTAATAATTCTTTTATCTTCTCTTCATCACTCATTATGTCACTAACTTTTATCTCATCATCAGGAAGTTTAAACTCAATTAAATCCCTTAATGTTGGAAGTAAATAAGACATCGTCTTTATGTCTATCTTTGAATTGCTTTGCCCTATCTCTTCCAATATCTTTGTCAATAATATCTTCGCCTGCTCCCTGATATGTAACTCCCATATCCCCTTATCTCTTATTAAATCCTTAATTTTCTTAAATTCTCTCTCTTCCATATTTACCATTATATCTACTTTTTCTTTATTGTCAATACCTATCCATAAAAAAACATTAGTATTTTAAGGTCATAATAGTATATACCCAAACTCAGGTAGTCTTATGGGGGATATATAGGGTATATATTGTGACGTAATCTGGTGACATAATCTTGTGACAGTATATTGTGACATAATCTTGTGACATACTACAGTAACAAACTATAGTGAGATACTATAGTAACAGGAATATATTACGTGTATATTGGGTATATATTAGGAAAAATTAAGGTATATTTAGGGGATATATTAAGTATTTAGGAATATTAAGGTATAAATAAGGGTATATTAAGGGTATATAAGTAACATGTATATATTATGGTATATATCAGGTATATATTGGGTATATAAGTATTTAAGACACATAATAATATATAGTTTTTATAGATATATATTAAGTATATTGAGTATATTTTCAGTATATAAATAATAGGGGGTGTCAAGACATATAAGGTATTGATATTGTGATATGTAGATATAGTTAAGGAAAAATGGCAGGTATAATATAGTCAGAAAAGAAAAAAGAACAACCAACACAAAAGGAGGGGAAAATGAGAGAAGTAAAAAAAGAAGTGCTGATCAGAAATCTGCAGAAGGAAAAAGATACAGATTGGAGTGCGGTAGCAGATTATTTTGTCTATTGGTTGCTTGCACACACAGACAGCGAAACGTTTGAATTGTTTCGCAAGTTTCTTGAGACAGAAGGGGACGAATGGTATCTCGAAGGGGCTGAAGAACCTGGAACAGAGGTTTGGGAAGGGTTCTATGATTATGGAAGTGATATAGAGGCATTCGCTGACGATTGGGTGGCGGAAGAGGACAGAGAAAATTTTTTGCAGTTTGTGGAAAAAGCGAGTGGGAAATAACAAAGGGGGTAAAAATGGAAAGAAAAAATGAAATAGAAAAAGAAATAATAAATCAAGTAGAAAAAATAGCGCAAGACAGTTTTAAAGATTTTGTTAACATACTTCGTAATGAAGATGAATACGATAAAGGTTTATATCAGTTTATAAAAAAATTGCGAAGTTTTTTTTGGGAGTTCATTTTGCAGGAAAGATTTAAACACAAGAGATATAGTTATAGGTTTAATTTTATTGCGAACATAACAAATTTGTCGGTTGAAGTTGGAGAACAAGGAGAATACAAAGTATATTTTGTCGTAGGGTTTAAAACAAGGATTGTAAGCGACCCATACTTGTTCAGTTTGTATGATTTAGGAGTATGCTACTCAAGAGGGGATAAATTTTTAGGGGTAGCAATAGATGTAAAGGACAAAGGATTGTTCACAGCAAAGCAATGAAAAAAAAGTGGGTAAAAATGGGAAAGGTAAAAAAAGAAGTGAGAAAGAAAAGGAATGAAATAACGAGAAGGGGGAAGAAAATGGAAAGAATAATAAATGGTGAATACAAGATAAAAACTTTTCGCAGAAGGTATACGGATAGCGATACAAGATGCAAAGAGATAATAAAATATAGAAAAGTAGACATAAACGCACATTACAAAATTGAAGAAGGACAGGTTATTGAATATTACGAAAAAGAGGGAGAAGGAGAATACAAACCCGCACAACAGCATCTGATAGGATATTCTTATTTATCTTTGATAGATAAGAGGAACAATGAAGATTTGATGTGGATACAAGGAAACAAAGGGGGCGAAAAATGGATGATAGCAAAAAGTATGAATTCTGAAGATTGGGAATGGAAGGGAAAAAATGAGGTAATAAAAGAATTTTTAAAATTATTGCAGGAAAAATACAAGGTGAAATTGATTATTCAAAATAGCGAAATTTTATAAAGAAAAGGGGTAGAAAAAATGAAAATAAAACCCAATAAAGTTATCCACAAGTTATCCACAATATATTCACAAGTTATCCACAAGTTATCCACAGGTTATTCACAGGTTAAATTACTCATAAATCAACACTTAAATGTTTTTAACGGGTTCTACTATTACTATTATTATAATATATTCTTAAATACTCTTAATATTATGGTAAATACTCTTAATATTCAAGTAACCTTAATATCAGGTAACCTTAAATTAAGGTAACCTTAAATTTAGGTTACATTAGAAAGGGGGTGATTAAAAATGAAATTTTATACAAGCGATGGGGTTTTGGCTTTGTTATGCAAAATGGCAGGTTGTAAAGTTGAAGGTAAAGATATTTTTGTTAAATTGGTGAATGGAGAAAGAAAAAAAATCAGGACAATTGAGGTTCAGACACGAAAAAAGAAAATCATTAAGGCATTAAAATAAAAAGGGGGGTAAAATGGTAATAACAGGAAAAGAATTATTGTTGTTTGGGTTGTTTGTAGTAATTTGTTTCAATTTTATTTTTAGAGAAGATTAATAAAAGGGGGAATAAATGAAAAAATATAAATGTTTAGTGTGTAATGGGGAATTTGAAGGGTGGAAAGAGTTTGCAAATCATATGCTGGTAAGAAAAAAAACCGATTGGGGGGATGTTGTGGAAGAAATGGAAAAAAAACATAAGATAGCATTTGATAAAAGCAAGGCGGAAGGGTATAAACAATTGTTTAATACAGCATTTAAGGCAAAATGTTATTTGTGTGGTGGCGAAATTGAGGCATATAAACAATCAGACACAGAAGCAGAGAGGGTGTCCTGGTTAATCAGGTGCAAAAATTGTGGAGAACTTTTTGACGAAGATTAAACGCTGTCAAGTGTAAAAGATGGCTGAAAACAAGGAATATCAATGGTTTTGGAAGGCGGGGGAAAAAATAAATATAAATGTGGTATGCTATAAATAGAACAAAGGAGGGGGAAAAATGAAAATAGATAGAGAAAAATTAGGAAGGATAATAGAAGATGGGGGGATAGCGGGGAAAGTTTGGGATGGTGTATTTGGAAAGTGTTATTCTGTATATTTTAATAAATATAGGTTTGATTTATTGTATGGCGATAAAGAATTTGTTTATATGGATGTAATACGGGAAAAAGATTTACAAAATTTAATGGTGGGGTTTTGGTGGTTAAAAGAAACATTAAAAAAAGAAGGGGTAATAATTGAGGAGGGGGACAATGATTAAAGATTTATATTGTGAAAAAAAAGAAAAAACAGTAAATATTGATGAATGTTATCTGTGTAGCAAAACAAATCTTTCCTGTAATATTATTCCCGAATATGTCAAATTCCTTGAAAAACAAGCAAAAACAGAAAAAAATAATCAATTGTCAATAACTAAACTTCTTTATTGTCCCCGCAGAACTTATTTTGAAAAAGTAATTGACTATTCTATCAATGTTAACGAATTGTATGAAGTTTTCAGGGGTTCTTTAATGCATTCCGTATTGGCAGATTACAAGCAACCTGATTGTATTATAGAGCAAACATTTACACGCAATTATAAAGATATTGAGGTTTCAGGAACTATTGATAAATATGATATGAAGAACAAAATATTGTATGACTATAAGACAATTAAAAGTGTAGCAGATGATAGAACTTTAAGATGGGGAAATTTGAAAATAGAACATCAGGTGCAATTAAACCTTTATAAATGGTTATTAGAAGATAAGTTTGAAGTAAAACAACTTGTGTTAATTTATATCGCTGTAGATAGTATCCTGAAACAGGATGTTGAAATAAGAACAAACGATAATAATGGGAAATATAAACCTATTCAGGATGCATTTAATCGGTTAGAGGTATTGTCAAAATGCTGGAATATGAACCTGGAAGAAGCAAAAGAAAAAAACTTAATACCGCCTGCCGAAAAAGGGTGGATTTGTAAATATTGTAGATTTATTAGAGAATGTAGCGAAATAGGATAAAAAAGGAGGTAAAATGACCGATGAAATTGTCAAAAAAGAGGAAGGGCAAATTGAAGTATGGGGAACAAAAGATTTGGTTGAAAAAGCAAAAGATATTGCTGGTATTTTGTCTGATGTAATACAGGAAAGAAAATTATTTACAGTTATTGAAAACAAAAAATATGTGCATTGTGAGGGTTGGACGCTTGCAGGTGCTATGCTGGGGTTGTTTCCAGTCATCACAGAAATTAATGAAGAAAAGAACCAAAGGGGTATCAAATATATTGCGACTTGTGAAATAAGAACATCTGATGGCAGAACAATTGCAAGGGGTCAGTCAGAGTGTGCAAGTTGGGAAAAGAAAAGACAAAAAAGACATTATGAAGAATATGAAATAAGGTCTATGGCGCAGACAAGGGCGGTTTCAAAAGCATTCAGGTTGCTCTTAAGTTGGATTATGGTTTTTGGTGGATACGAACCTACTCCAGCGGAAGAGATGGAAGCGGAAGCGGTTAAAGACGATATAATTGAAGAAGATATTACACAAGAGCAAAAAGAACAGGTTGATTTAAAAAGATATTATATTGTATTGGGTAATCTGGGAATAGACAAAAACAGGGCAAAAGATTTGATTGAGAGAATGTATAATACAAGGACATTAAAGGATTTAACTACAGGACAATTTAAAGCATTGATGGGGCTGGCAGAACAATTTAAAACAAAAGAAGAATTTGAATGGTATTTGGGAACATTAAACAAAAATGGAGGTAATAATGGGTAAAAGAGAACAAATTGGGGCAGTGTGGGTGAAGAAGACAAAGAACGGGGAGCAATACTTGACATTTACAGTTAAACTTGATGGTCAAGAACATAGTTTAATTGCATTTAAAAATAGGTGGAAAAAGAACGAAACACAGCCATCTTTTTTGATTTTTACGCACAGACCATTTAGACAAGACGAGACGGGAGATATTGATGAAGAGGAAATTTAAAAAGGAGTTAAAATGGTAGAAAATGAACTTATAAAGGAGGATGTGATGGGATACAATAAACGAGGTAGAATGGACGGAACAGGGTCTTATAAGCATTCTTATCAAAGGAAAAAATATGGTAAAAAGGGTAGGAGACAGCAGAAAGGATTACCGTGTCCCAAAAATCAAAAGTTTTAAAAAACTTATATAGGAGAATAAAATGAAATATTGTCAGATTTGCGGAAAACAAATCAAAAAATTTAATGAAATAGAGATACCAAGTATGGGAATAATAATAATGTGTAAAAGATGTGATAAAATTTATAATAAAGAAAAAAATAAAGTTAAAAAGATTGAAAAATATTTATTGAAAGCAGTTGCAGAAATGAAAAAAATACAACCAAAAAACAAAGAAAGAATAGGAATTGGTGAAATCAACGAAGTATTAACAAAAATACAGGATGATGTTTTACAAAACACAATAAGAATGGTTAGGGGATGGAGAAGGGAATGGAAAAAGGGGGAAAATGAATAATGGAAAGAACATTGTCATTGGAATTGATGTTGGCTATGAAGGTGCAATTGCAATGTATGACATCAAGATAGATGACATTGTAGTTCACAAAATGCCTGTTATTAAGTCAGAAAAAGAAAAGAAACTTGATGTTGAAAAGATAAATTTTTTGTTTAGTGTGGTTTCTAATAATATCCTGATGTGTGGTCTTGAATTCCAGCATCCGTTTCCCTTTGAGGGTGTAAAATCTGTTTTTTCATTAGGAAAACAAACAGGAATACTTGAAGCAGTGCTAATATCACAACACATACCATATCAATATATTTATCCTGTGCAGTGGAAAAAAGAATTAGGATTAAAGGGGAAAACCAAAAGTGATGCAATGGTGGAATGTGTAAGAGTTGTCAGGGCTCTATTTACAGGTATACCAGTTAAAACTCCGAGAGGTAAGTATCTAACAGGTGTAATTGATGCGATACTAATAATGTTATACACATTACTAAAATACTGTCCTGAATGTAAAAAGGCAATTGAATGTAAAGAAATAACAAGGAGGTTGAATGAACCTTGTAGAGGTAGTGAACAATAGTAATTGCGTGTATTTACTGCCTATCGGAGATACACATTTCGGAAGTATCAATTCAGAAATTGAAAAAGTAAAAGGTTTCATAAATTGGGCAAAAAAAGAAAAAGCATACATATTCCTGATGGGAGATATTTTTGACGTTGCAACGATAGATAGCAAGACAAGTCCATTTCAGCAATCAATGACACTAAACGAAGCAATAGAACTTGCTTGTGAAATATTTGAACCTGTAAAAGAACAAATTATAGGAGGGATCGTTGGTAATCACGAGATACGGTTAACAAAGTATGCAGGATTTGATATTATGCAAAACTTTTGCAAGATACTTGACATAAAATATTGCGGATATAGTGCGGTAATCAGGTTCAGGACAGGACATATAAACAGGAAGTCAGGATTGATAAGTCCTCGTGTAGAGTATATTTTTTATGCTCATCACACTACAGGTGGTGGTAATACAGTCGGCGGAAAATTAAACAGGATAGAGAAGTTGAGACAGATATTTGAGGGTGCAGATTGTTATCTGGGTGGGCATAATCATTTTGAAGGAATGGGGAAAATAGTTGTTGCGTATCTATCAAAAAGTGGTAATGGTAGAGGAAGGATAAATTATAGAAAAATATACTTTGTTGATACTGGTAGTTTTTTGGGATACGATGGTTCATATGCTGAAGAAAGAATGTTAATGCCAGCAACGACTGGTTGTCCTCGCATCAGGATGAACGGACATCAAAAGGACTTACATGTTTCACAGTAAGAAATCAAAAATAAGGCATTATTTTTATCCAGGTAAGGGTATGATACTATTTTTGAAAAATCTTTTTGAAAGTGGTCATTGTATTGGTGGTTTTTGGGTAAAATTGGGTATTTAATAATTGAATGGGGTGGAAAAATGGAGAAAAGATTAACTTATCTTAAAGCAATACAAAAATACTGCAGGTGGTGTATGTGCTGGCAAAATAGAAAACTTGATGAATTGTGTAATGACACAGAATGTCCTTTGTATTATTTCAGGCACGGTAAAAATGAATTACCAAGTAAAAACATTAGGATAGTCATATGTGGTGAAAGTAAAACAACAAAAAATTATACTCCATTAAAGGCAATTAAACAAAGATGTTTAGATTGTTCTCATTGTGAAAAAAAAGAGATTAAAAATTGTCAGTGTTATGAAGGAAACGAAAAAGGTGTTGAACCATGTCCTTTGTGGGTATATAGATTAGGAAAAAATCCGTATCTAAAAGGTAAGAGGGGAAGCACAAAAAATTTTAAACATAACAAGGGGGGGAGAAAATGGCAATAAAAGAGTTAATAGGGAAGCAAAAGCAGAAAATGTTTGAGAATAGAATAAAGAAAATAGTTGAAATTGAGGATTTGAAGGCGTGGGCGAATAGGAAAACATATGTTGAGATGGAACAGGAAAAAATAGATAGGAGAAACAATGAAGAAAAAAGAAAAACTTAAAGAAGTAAAAATTCCACTAAAAAAGTTAGAAAGAATAGCCGAATATTATGAAATTCCAATTGTGGTTTTTTTCGCTACTGATGATCAATTTCCTTGTAAAACACGAAATGAATATTGGAAACAGTTGGCTTCCACGAAATTTCAAAAACTAATTTCTCAATTAGAGGCGATAATTAAAGAACTTAAGATGGATTTAATGTGGGAAAGAAATGAAAAGAATACTCTATAATAGTTTTAAGGGGTGAGTATGGAGAAAATTATTTTGAACAGAGGCGACATAATATTCTTTTATCCCAGAAGTAAACTACAGAAGGCAATTGCTTATTTTGATGGAAAATATTTTCACACAGGAATAATGATTACTTCTGATTTAATTCTATCTCAAACATACAAGGGATTAGTAATAGAGAACATACACAAGGCATATAATGGACATTTTGTTGATATTTTCAGAATAAGAGATGTTGATAATAAGGAGATAACAGAGATTATCAGGTTTATTATGTCTCAAAACTATCCTTACGATTTCGGTGGAGTGTTGAACTTTGTTTTCAGGTGGATACCGAATAATCCTCGCAGGTTCTATTGTTCAGAAATAATCGCATTTGCCTTGCTGGCGTTTGGTATATGGGTTGAAGATGTCCGCTTAAGTCCGCTGGCACTTTCAAATCAGGAAGTTATGGAGTATCAAGGAACTATACAAATAGGAGGATAAAAATGAAAGATATAAAGTTTAGGTGTTGGGACAGAATAAATAATAAGTTTAGAGAAATTAAGGAACTGTTTGTATGTTGTGATACGGTTGTTGGGGTAAGATTTCCAGACAAGGATTTTATGGGACCTGCTTATGCGACTTTACAGCAATTTACAGGATTAAAAGACAAAAATGGGAAAGAGATTTATGAGGGAGATATTATTGTGTATAGTTTTAATCATTATGGAAAGGGAAGGGTGGTAGAAAACACTGCCGAATTTTGGTGGGACTTCATTGAATACGGTTTAGACCAGGCAGAGTTAGAGGTTATTGGGAATATTTACGAAAACCCTGAATTGATAAAAAATAAAGGAAATGAGTAATTGGAAGATATTGGGACTTGTCAAGAGTGTTTAGAATACATTTGCACAACAAAAATTGAAAACAAGGAGCAATTATGAAAATCTATATTGCACATCCTATAAATGGTTTATTTTATGAAGAGGTAGTTAATTATTTCAAAACCATAGAAGAAAAATTAAAAAGGTTTGGCTATATAGTTTATCATCCAATGGTTGATAAAAACCATTTAAGAAATGAAAAAAGGTTCAGGTCTGATTATACATATCCATCAGCCACAAACCATGCTATAAAGGAAAGGGATAAGTGGATGGTGAAGCAAGCCGATGTTTTATTTGTAGATTTTACCGATGCAAAAGAAGTTTCAATAGGTTGTGTTAGTGAAATGGCTTGGGCAGATGATACTCCCACAGTCCATACGGTTGTAGTATTGCCTGAAAACAATATACATAACCACGCTTTTATAAAAGAAATGGCGGATGTAATATTTGCAAACCGAGATGATGCCTTCGGTTATTTACAAAAATTGATTGATATGGAAATTTAATAATGGGTATTCTTACTCAAATTATACAAGGGGGATTAAATGGTAATTGATGAATTGATTAAAAAACTTAAAGAATTGTATGATAAAAAAATGGATATAATACAGAAGAAAAATCACGATTATGCAAAACAATGGGATGTGTTCAGCAATTTTGAATACTGTGCAAAAGTAGCAAATATTCCTATTGAAAAAGTGATGTTAGTATTTATTGCTGTCAAGATTGCAAGATTAACAGAACTGTTTGATAAAAAAGAAGCGCTGAATGAAAGCATAGAAGATACCCTGATTGATTTGTCTAACTATGCAGATTTATTATATGTTTATACAAAACAAGGGAGAGTGAACAATAAGAAGGGAAAAATGGATGAATTTGTAAGAAAGCCGATTAAAGAGGTGGCGGAAAGGGAAGTTAAGGACAGTGGGAAAATGGAACTTATTTCGTATTTACTAGGGTGGCTTGAGAAGCAAAAATATGATGAATATGCATTTGCTGAGAATGACAGGGGGTATGTGCATGGTTATAACAAAGCAATAAAGGATTGTAGGGACTTTTTAGAAAAAGTATATTTTGAACTTAATGCTGGCAACAAAACTAAAGAAAAAAGTTGGGAGGATGAATTTGATGAAAAATGGGGGTTATGGATACGCAGTTTAAGAATGCCAAGCGGAGAAAGGCAAATTGATGAAATTAAATCTTTTATTCGTAAACTCATTGAACAAGAAAAAGAAGAAAAAAAGGAGTAATTGGATGGTGTTTGGGTTTGGTGTGGTTAGGAGGGAGAATGAATAACTGGATGATATTTCTGAATGGTATGCTGGTGGGAGGATGGATAGGATTTTTCGGGACACTTTTATTCTTATATTTTGCAAGAAGGAAACAATAAAAAATATAAAAAAGATTAAAAGAAATCCCAAAACCATTATTTTAGAATATACATTTTGTCCACCAGCACAAAAATAAAACCACAATTTTATGTTAGTTAATGGTATAATATTATTCAGACAAAAATATTGCCTTTAAATTGATTTTAAAGAGTATTTTTTATAATAATTTTAATTCCCTTTTTCATTATTTCATCTGTTATCTTTGCTACTTTTTCGTCATCCCCTTTTTTGCAAGCAATCAATTCTTTGTTGTCAAGGTAATGTATTATCTCGTGAGAAAGGACGGAAATTTTATCAAATAAATTTAAGTCCTTATTCAATGTTATTACCCAATAATCCCCATCCTCATTATAATCTATTTCTCCAAGATGCTTTATTTTTTTGAATTGAATACCTAAATCGTATCTTAGTTTTTTCAAAATTCAACCTTTATAATGTTTATAAACAGTCCGTCTTTACCTTTATTTTTGTCAAAATCGTGCATATAATAATATCCTGTTTCAAGATGCTTCAGATACACAAGAGGTTGACCTTTTATTTTTTCAATCAGTTTTCCAA